ATACTGGAACATCTCATAACTTTGCTATAAATACACCTAACTCTGTAAGAATTAATATTGATTCTAACGATAGTGCTACAGATCAAGTATTTGTAATAGGAAAAAATCAAACAGCAGTAGATGCCAGTAATGATGTTTTATTTAAAATTGGTGAGGACGGAAAAGCAGGTATTGGTCTTGGTGCTCCAAACGCAACTCTTCATGTAGGTTCAAGTAATGCTACAGGTGATGCCACAAATCCCGCGATTCAAATAGGTGGTTCATCTACTTTCAGATTGGGTATGTATACATCTGCTGAAGGCGGCGTAATAGAAAATAAAAATGGCGATGATGGTTTACAGTTTAGAGTAAAAACTGCAGGTGAAGCCATGAGGATAGATGCTTCAGGTAATCTATTATTAGGTGCTACCTCAACTAATACAGGTGCTTTTGGTTCTTCAAGTCCACAACTGTTAGTAGCAGGAACCATGCCACAAATTGCATTACATGAAACAGATGATGATAAAGATGGCTATATTGGAATTTCAGGTTCTACTATGTTCATACAAACTGCTGATGATATACCCATAAGATTTGGACAGAATGACGCAGAGGTAATGAGAATAGATACTGATGGAAGATTAGCTATCAATAATACTACTTCAGCAGCAGATTCAGATATACATGATCAAGTTAAATTAGTTTGTGGTGGTGGTGTCGTGGTTGGTAGTGCAGCACAATCAGATAATTCATTTTTACAATATACAGACGCAGGCGGATTAACAGTTCTACAAGGTAGCGGTACATATGGACTAAGAATTTTTGATGATAATTCATCAACACCAAGATTTACTGTACTGCGTTCAGGTAATGTTGGGATTAGCAATAATGCTCCTGATAACAAACTTCAAGTAGATGTTGGTTCATCAAGTGCAGGAACAGATTCTATTTCAGTTCAAAATAGTGGTGTGTCTTCAGCAAACCATACAGCAGGTTTAAGATTTCAGTTCAGTAGTGCTGTACCTTCTGCAATTAGAAGTCTTTTAACTAATACTTCAAATGGCGAAGGAACTTTAAGTTTCTTTACTTCATCAGATGGGACTGAAGGTAATTTATCAGAGCATATGCGTA